TGCCCGACTTGAAAGTTGTCTGCAAGGTATGCAAGCCGAATGTTGTCTTTTTTCTTTAAGATAGTTGCAACTTCTATGTTGTCGTCATCCGTAGAGAAATATAAAGATAAGTTTTCAATCCCATTCAATGTTTGGGCTGAAGCTGCCACGCGAGTGTAAACCCAGAATTGAATATCAGAATTAGACTTAATGACTTGCTTCCACGCCAACGTATATTGTTGACTGAAGAAATCGCCGTCCCAGTGAATGCGAAATAGTTTTTCAGCATTGCGCTTTTCGCAGTCTTTTCTAAAGTCTGAAACCATGTTGTTTAATAGTTCAACCATAGTTTGATAGTCGGCGTCTTTTAGTAAGTCCCAGTTTCTAGTGAGAACAGCTTTTACACTTTTGTACAGCTTTTCTAGTTTGCCTGCATAGCAAACTTTTTCACACATCGAAGTTGTGGAAGGGCAGGAATATTCTCTTCCTGCAGGTAACCCGAAGGTATTAGCAATTAATGCTTGATCGCCATTACGTGAAACAGCGTTAGCAACTTTTCTGTCTTTAGATCTTTGTAGTGTCTCCATAGATATAGTTTTACATATTTAAAATAATTTGTCAAGTCCCCTTGAAAGGATTCGAACCTCCGACCTTACGGGTAGAAACCGTTTGCTCTATTCCACTGAGCTACAAGGGGTAAAAAAGAGCAGCGACTACAAGATAGATCGGATGGAAATGGAGACAAGAGGCGGGTAGAAAGAGGTTAACACCCGTTACTTTGTTTACATCCGATATTTAATTGTAGTCGCGCTCAAACCTAAACTATCATATTTCTAGTCTAAAAACACTTTCACTGCAAAATCTACGACTTCAGATGGCGCTTTACTTTCTTCTACCCATCCGTCTGGTCCCATATAACGAATATCCACTTCTCCCTTGCCGTCTGCAAGATTGTCTTCAGACATCCCTCTAATCAACCACTCTTCTCCGCTTGCCGTTTTAACATTGAAGTCACTTGCCAAAACTATTGGCGACCAACCCGTTGCGTTAAGTACAGTTACGCTTCGCAAAATACTCCTCCATCGCTTTCTACACGTTTCATGCCGTTTTCCTCTAATTCAGCAAATAGCAAATCTACTACGGATTCAGTGTGACCACCGACATGCCAGCCATAATTTTCAGCAAGACCTGGGGCACCGTTTTCGTAACGCTTCCAGTCATAGATCGTCACTACATGCTCGCCGTTAAGCAAAAGCATCCACTCGGTAGTTACCTTGCCGTCACCTTCGAATGCATCGTATTCATTTGGTAAACCGAAAACATTTTCAAGTTGCGCACGGGTTATATTTACATAACCCTTCATTGACGTGCCGTTTGTTGCATCTGTTTCTGTAAGTACTTTAAAACTCATATTTCCTCTTTTCTATAACAAAGATAACATGTTAGTAAATTTATGTCAAATCGGGGGATGGTAGGCGGGACTGCGCGATACCTGGGAAGTTAATCAATTTAAAAAACAACTGCGAGTTCTACCTGCAGAAAAAGCTTTACGAACCCTGGTGAGTAAAGTTATCCTACCCAATCCGTCAAGTAAAAGTCAAGTATTTATTTAATTATTTAGATCCGATCCATCCAGGTCAGCTGGTATATAGCTCTAATTAAAAAGTTATTACTTCCTGCGATTGGATCCAATCCCTGGTTTACTTGCATTTTTCGATCCGTCTTCTAGTTTTAAAAAGTTATTAGTTCCCGTGGATGGATCAGCTCGGATCCGTTCCCCTAAAAAATATAGGGCTCGCTTACGCGCACGCCGTTCTTTCCCAGGCCGCTTAGCTCCGTTCCCCTAAAAAATATTAAAGGTTCCCGTTGTTGCATAATGTGAAACACGATCCGTTCCCCTAAAAAATAACTTCCCTGTTCGCAGGCCGCTTTTTCATAAAATCCAATAGACTGGTTCTTCTAGGGGCGGTAGCTCAGTTGGTTAGAGCTACGGACTCATAATCCGTCGGTCCTGGGTTCGAGCCCCAGCCGCCCCACATAAGCTACACCTTATGCAAATTACACTTCCCTATTGAATCCGTTATAAATGTGTACATGGGCAGGCCGCTTTCCATACACCCTTAGTTTTAAGTCTGTACGGTTTTTCTTTATAATGAACCGTGCACCTGGGAGGGGCTATATAGCTAGGAAAGGGAAGTTATTAGTTCCTGCGAAGGCGCAGGCCGTTTTTCCCCTAAAAAATATTTTTATGGCCAAAGATAGAATCTAGGACATCTTCGTACTGGTAAGGGTCGTAGTCCGTTTCCTTTGTACAGTTTCCGTCTTTAAGTCCCATGCCGTTTCTCCGATTTGACAAATGGTAGTTTATTAATTAGACTGTTGATAACAACTGTCTAATATATAAACTACTTGTTTTCAGATTCTCCTAATACATAACCGTATAACTCTAAAGCCTTGTTAGCCCTAGCCGTTACTCGAACATGTTCTTCACGGTGGGTGGCTAGTCTGATATCCGATTGAAGTTCTTCAGCAAGCTCTCTTGCCAGATCTACCAGGTACAAAGAAGAGTTGTTACTTCCCGTGCCGTCATCTAAGTTGTTCATAAGCTGTTCAGTCCTTCTTATCTTTCTCTTCATCGGTTGATTCAGAATCTTCAGTAACAACAATCTCGGCGTCAATAACTCTGTGTTGATCCCCCAAAACTCCAGCAATCATGGTTGCTCCTTCGGCAAGCCGTTGAAGTCTTTCGGCAACAATCACATGGGCTGGCCGTGAGTCTTGGACATCAATACCGACATCTAACTCCACGCCTCCTCGAACTCCAGCGCGATCCAGAATCTCTGTTGCCGCTTTAAGGGCGACGGGTTCTGAGATTGCCGTTTCCATAAGTTGTTCAAGTTTGTCCACAGCGTATGGGGCAGCCTGAACAAGTTTGAGTCTTGCCCGTTCAACGTCAGCTCCAGGACGGCGAATTGTTTTTAGATGGATACGGCAGAGACCGTCATCCTTAATACGACCACTAAACCAAAGCTGGCATCGGATGCCGTCTGGTTTCACAATGCGGCACCGAGCAGGTAGCCCAAGAGGTGCCCGCTTTGAAGACTTCGGGCCGCCTTGCTCTTGTTCCTTTATGTAGGCGCGAGTAGCACCGACAACCCAAGGTGGGCAAAGTTTGTAGGCGGCGTCATCTGCCATAAGGTCGACGCCCGTAATGAAATCTGAGTTTGTGTTGTTGGGGTCGGAAAGAAGAGGTTTCTTTTCGGCAAGTGAAAGTAGACGGCGTTCACGGGACGACTCAATAGAGCGAGCCGCGATTAGCCCAGTTGGGCGGCCAGAGTTGTCATAGACAGCGTCCCAGTTAAATTCGTTTCGGCGTAGGAGTTGACGGTTTTCGTAGGTATCCTCACACACACCCTTTTCTATCTCAACGATGCCGATGCGCGAAAGATCGGGGCGCAAATCCATTGGGTCATCGTGTCTAGGGATTGAGTCCGTTGGGTCAATTTCTTCTGGGTCTGGGCCCAGGAACTCTAATTCGTTGCTCATTGAGGGTTTTTCTTTCCTATCAAAAAAGCCAAGACTCCCCTAAAAAATATTAAAGGAGCCTCGGCTCTTTAGTTAATTATTTCTTCTTAGCTGCTGCCTTAACCACGATTTGCTTTGTGGTTTCACCAGCCAAAGATGGTCCTGTACTACCAAATGAGGAAGATCCAAATGAGGTTAGTACTGAGATGAAAGCAGCAGAGGCTGCTACCTGAAGTGAAGCGTTTAGGTCAACTGACAAGATACCTGCTGCGTCTGTACCCACTAATGCAAGTAGGGTTTGGACGAAAGTTTTGATTGCTCTCTCGGCAGTGGCCTTTAGGAAATCAACTTCGAACATGTTTTTATTTCTCCTTGTTTTTTCGGTTGTGTCCGTTATATCCATAGTAAGCCGCTTTCTAGAAAAGAATTTTTGGGAAAATGGAGAGAGAACGCACCTAATTTTTGCCTCTTTTATAAACAACAAGTGGAAAAATGTGGGGTTTTATGGGGGAAAATGTAAAACTTATATAATAGAAAAAAGGGCACCAAAAAATAATATTTGATGCCCTAAAAAGTGCTTTTGACCTTGTTAAAAATGGTCGCTAAGTCTTCCCCATTGTTTAGTTAAAGACTTTTTTAGTGCGTACTTTTTAATAACTTTGTAGGATCTTATAAGTACCCATAGCCCTGCTACTAGAAGTAGTGTGTTGGCTACATTGAAATCCAAACCTAGTAAATCTTTTATGTAAAGACCTCCCCACCCATCTTGAATGAAGAAGTCAAAGGTCACTTCATCCTCTAGTTGGGTTGAGCTTTCAAAGAATATATCTTCCATTTAGAACTCCACCGTTGTGTTTTTCTTTATGTAGTTTTCTACTGCTACTTCTGGCACTCGAAAACTGTTACCAACCCTGACGCTAGGCAGTTCGTTGGAGTTTAGCAATCTGTAGACAGTCATTTTTGAAACTCTCATATGACTGGCAACTTCCTTAACAGTGTAGAACTTTAGTCCAGATTTTTGGTTTATTCCTGTTGTCATGATTTCTTTACTTCTTCCTGTTCGATTGTTGGGTCATAATTCAATACTAAGTCAACAGCATGTCTAAGTCCTAATGAGTACAGAGTGGTGTCTCCGTCGTCCATTTTAGTTTCCCAGGTTGTTGCTTTCTTATGTAACTCTTCTGCTATTGCGTCTCTCCACTCTGTCAGACCAGTGTTGATGGCGTCAATTATTTCATCGAAGTCTTTATCTTCTTTAGATATGACTGGCTCTAGTAGAAGATATATTCTTCCAGCAGTAGTGGTTTTGGTGTGCTTCATTTAGACCTCTTCCAAAGGAGCTGTCTTTTTCTGATTTCTGCATGAGATACACAAAAACGCGTTTCTAGAACTTTCTACTTCAATTGGGATTTTGTTTTCAGACACGGGAGTAATTGTGACCCCTGTCGTTGAACCACATTCGAAGCACTCAATTGGAACTGGAATTAGCCACTTAATTTTCTTTCCATGATTCTCCGTTGCAGCAATTCCTCGAGATAGTGCATGGAACGCTCCAGACCCACTAGTCTTTCTTAGGAATGCTCTAGTGTCGTTAGTTTCTAGGACATACATTGGATATGTACATTTGCATTTCATTTTTGATGGTTTGCATATGGAGACACCTCCAGCCATGTAATGTCTAGAGAAAGAGTGTCCACAGATACAGACTCTTGGATCTCTTGCTTCTGGTCTATCTCTTAACTGTCTATCTACGTTGGTTACTTGTTCAGAGGTAAGACCTAAAGCAGATAAGGCAGAGTTTTGTAACTCTTCTTCATTACTCATCGTCTACTCCTTCCGATTTAAAATTACTTTTAACTATGTCTCTAAATTTCATTTCTGTCTCTATTTCGCTTTTTAGGTCATCTATCATTCTCAGTGCTATTTTTCTTTTATGAAAAAACGACATAAGTGAGAAACTAAAGATTGCTAGAAAACTAGACGCAAAGGTAACAGCACCTATTAGGAAATATTCTCTTAAGGTCATTTAAGGTAGCCTTTCTTTTCTAGGGCTTTAATTACTGCTGAAGCATCGTTGTAAGCAATTTCTGCCCACTTTTCAATATCTTCTGGAACCCTTTTAGGGAACCAGTATTTAAGTAGAGCCGTTGAAGCAATCTCTACTCTTTTGTCTAGTTCTGGTATTTCTATATCCAGTTCTTGATTACCACCTTTGATAACTTCTAGTTTCTTTTTACTCATTGTTATCGTCTTCATCTTCATCAAGTAGTACCTCACCATCTACAGGAGTTACAACAGTAACTTTGCTAGAGCATGAGTAGCAGTATCCATCAGTTCCCCATGCAGAGATTTTGTGTGTTTCTAGGTTAAACTTAACTGGAACATAGAACCAATCACTTCCACAAAGAGGACATACAGCCGTTGGTATTCCTCTGGCATCTATGGCTTCATCTACTTTGCTCAAGGTTTGTAGTATCTCTTGTAGTCATTTTTTTCTTTGTTAGTTGATGATCCAAAAGAAGCTAAAATAAATAATGCTGCAAAAGTTCCTACAACATATTTACCCCAAGATTCCATTGACATTGATATAACAACTAAAAGTAATCCAATTGGAAACCAATTTTCTTTGTATTGCATTTTCTTACCTCATCTCTTTGTCTTTGGCTAAGACGATAGCACGCACCTAAAACCATACGCAACTACCCCTATATCCATCAATACACTAACACTATACACACTATAAAAAAATATGCAACTATAACACCTAAATTAACTAAAATAAACCAACCATCTAACATCAATTCTAACTATACTTTACTATAGGCGTGGAGATAAAGTCTCTATGAATACGAGTAACTTTAGTTTTATTGATGTTAGATGGATAGTTTAATAGTTATACTATTTTACTATTTTAGATATAACTAGTTACTTTTTGGATAGTATACCACCTAAAAGGCAAAAAAGTATACTATTCACAAACTTAGAGTTTTTTGTTGTTTTTGACCCTTTTTCATCTATAATAGAAAACCCCCTTTATTATAGACAAAAATGCAGGAAAGTAGGCCCCTTTTTGCATTTAAAAACGACATGCTATATAATACAAAATAGCTGAAAATAGCCCCTTTAGGTGGTACTCTCTACCTACTTATGGAAAGGATGAGGCTTTATGGGCAGACGTGTTTCTAAGCCAAAGCATGAGAAAACAGGCTTAAAGGGTCCAGAAAGCCCATACACGCCTTTAGGTCAAGAGGACTATGAACTCTATGAAGAGAGCAGATATTACATAAATAGAGGCTCTACGGGAGACGGTTGGGTGCTTCTAGGGTGTTTAGTTATTTTAGGTATTTTCATTGTTTATAGCCTATTTACCCGTTCTTAGAGGTATAGTTTTATCGACGCAAAGGACTAGGGATTCAAATGAAGAGTAAAAAACTGGCACACAAGGCAACTGAAGCAGTTTTGAAGCAAAGAAATTTAAGTAAGAAACGGAACCCCTTAGAGTGGGATTTCTATAACGAGGATAGCCAATATCGATTAGTTTACGAAGACTGCCTGACATCTGTAAAAATTGCAAAAAAATACTACAAAAAGAAGAAGTTTAAAAAATTTATTAAAAGATTGATAGAAAAGTAATTTTAAATATGAGTGCAATGAAAAATCTTCTAATTGAAGAATTAGAAACGTCTGGCGTTACTAACGACAACGGAGATCATGAAAGATTCTCTCACTACGTTGAAAAAGAAGAGGCAACCAAAGCTCTAATTGAAGGCACTCCAGTAGTGGCTCTTTGTGGGAAAATTTGGGTTCCCTCTAGAGACCCTGATAAATATCCAGTTTGTCCTACCTGTTTAGATATATTTAAGTCTTTGTTTGGAGTTAGAGATTGAAAAGTGTTTATCTGTCTGGTCCCATGACTGGAATAGAAGATTTTAATTACCCTGCTTTTAGGCAAGCAGCAAAGTTATTAAGAGATAAAGGTTTTAAAGTTTTTGATCCGTCTGAACTTTTCGATGGGGATAGTTCAAAACCTAGAGCAGATTTTATGAGAGAAGATATAAGAGCCCTTCTCGACTGCGAAATAGTAGCCCTGTTACCAGGGTGGCAAGACTCTCTTGGGGCTAAACTTGAGGTTGAGGTTGCTTCTCAATGCGACATCCCTATTAAAGATATTGGAGACTTACTATGAGTTACGATAATTCTGCTTACGTTGGCGTTGATTGGTCTCACTGGGACGCAACTAGAAGTTTAGTAGAGGCAGAGGTAAGACACTCTCTTGCTACTAAGTTAGAGAATCTTTTAAAAGCAGCAGAGTTTTCAGAACAACCAGAACATTTTTGTGCAGGCGTTAAAGCAGCTATTAGTGTTGTTCTAGGTGTCAAAGTTAAAGATGAAGTTTATCCGAATCAAATTAATCTTTTCGAATAACTTGTATACTTAATATTCCCAAGAGGGTAACCCCAAGAAATATCAATCAACCACTAACATAGTGTTTGTTTTTGTTTACAAGTAGATGGAGAAGAAATTGTCATTAGTATTGTCTTTTAAGTTGTCAGAGGACTTTGTATCAGGATACAGAAGTAAAAAATCACCTTTTGGTTATAGAGACGCTGCTGATAACTCTGTTGGAGAGATTACTTTTCTTCGTACTTACTCTCGACTTAAAGAGGATGGAACTAAAGAGACTTGGGTTGATGTTTGTGAGCGTGTTATTAATGGCATGTATTCATTACAAAAAGATCATTGCAAAACTAACCGTTTACCTTGGAACGATACTCGCGGTCAAGCATCTGCTAAAGAAGCATTTGATCGTTTATTCAATTTGAAGTGGACTCCACCAGGACGTGGACTTTGGGTTATGGGAACTCCAATTGTTAATGAGCAAAGAAACTCAGCAGCACTACAAAACTGTGCTTTTGTTTCTACTTTAGAAATGACAAAGAACGATCCAGCAAAACCTTTTGGATTTTTAATGGAAGCATCAATGCTTGGCGTTGGTGTTGGCTTTGATGATAAAGGTGCTGAAAAAGATTTTACAATTTACAAACCAAAATCTGAAGAGTGCGTAAAGTTTGAAATTCCTGACACTCGCGAGGGTTGGGTTGACTCTCTAACCATGCTTGTTAATTCTTATTTAAAGCCTGAACAGAATTGCTTAGAGTTTGATTACTCTCTAATCCGTCCTGCTGGCGCACCTATTTCAACTTTCGGTGGAACTGCTGCAGGTCACGAACCTCTAGAAAGACTACATAACTACATACATAATTTGTTTAACAATCGTGCTGGAGAGAAGTTAACAAAAAGAGATATTGCAGATATTGGAAACTTAATTGGTGTTTGTGTTGTATCTGGCAACGTACGTCGTAGTGCTGAACTTCTTATTGGCTCTATTGATGACGATGAGTTTTTAAATCTAAAAAATGCTGATATTTTTCCAGAGCGTAATTCTTACGATCCAAAAGCTCCTGGCTGGGGTTGGATGAGTAATAACTCAGTTGCAGTTAGCGTTGGTCAAGACTTATCAAAAATTGTTGATGGTATCGCTCGCAATGGTGAACCTGGCGTTATTTGGATGGATGTCTCTAAAAAGTATGGCCGTCTTGCAGATCCAATTAATAATAAAGATCATCGCATTGCAGGTTACAACCCTTGCGCTGAACAATCACTTGAGTCATATGAAATGTGTACTCTTGTTGAAACTTATCTAAATCGTCATGAGTCTTTAGAAGATTACAAGCGCACACTAAAGTTCGCTTATCTTTATGCAAAGACTGTAACTCTTCTTCCAACTCACTGGGAAGAGACAAACGCAATCATGCAACGTAATCGTCGTATTGGTACTTCTATGTCAGGTGTTGCAAATTTTGCTGACAAAGTTGGTTTACCAATTTTGCGTGATTGGATGGATGAAGGTTATAAAAATATTAAGAACTACGACACAACTTATTCAGAGTGGCTTGGTATTCGTGAGTCAATCAAAACTACAACCGTTAAGCCTTCTGGCACCGTTTCAATTCTTGCAGGTGAAAGCCCAGGAGTTCACTGGACTCCAGGTGGAAAGTATTTCTTAAGAGCAATTCGTTTTGCTAACTCTGATGCAATGCTTCCACTTTTTAAAATGGCAAACTATAGAGTTGAACCAGCTTCAGAATCACCTGACACAACTTCTGTTGTTTTCTTTCCTATCAAATCAGATGCAGAGCGTGCAGAAAAAGATGTAACTATTTTTGAAAAGATGGCGCTTGCAGCAACTGCACAACGCTACTGGTCAGATAACTCTGTCTCTGTAACTATTTCGTTTAATCCTGAAACAGAGAAAGAGCATGTTGGAACTGTCCTTCATATGTATGACGGACAACTAAAAACTGTAAGTTTCTTACCATCAGGAAACTTTACTTATCCTCAAATGCCATATACACAAATGACTGAAGAAGAGTATGTAGATGCAACTATGAAGTTGTTCCCTATCGACTTCTCTGGTGTTTATGCTGGAATGGCTTCTGACGCTATCGGTGAGGCTTACTGCACTACAGACGCTTGCGAAATCCGTCTTATTGCAGATAACTCAAAATAGTGAGTAGATTTTGGCTACATACGAATATCAATGTGAAGACGGGCACTCTTATTTAGAGGAGCGTCCAATGGGCTCAGAGCAGATTAAAACACTGTGTCCAGTATGTAGTAAACCTCTTAAAAGAGTTTTTACAAGTAATCCAGTGCTTTTTAAGGGTTCTGGTTTTTATTCCTCTAGAGGTTAAGCGTTTCTACATATAGTCGCTTATTTTATTTAGTATTCTTTTGCTATGGGAAAACAGAAAAAAGGTAAAGGTTTTAGCGAACCTGTTCAAAGTAGTGGTCGCACTAAAGCAAGAAAACAGAATCCACGCACTGCTCCAGCAGTTTCTGGAAGAGGTAAGGCAACAGGTAGAACTGTTGGAGGATACTCACCAGAAAAACTGAGGATAAGAGCAGAGAAGCGAGAGGGTGTAGTAAGTAGTAGTTAACTGCGACCAAACTAATGATAAAAGATACTTATAAAGACATAAACCCTAAACTTGCTAGTTTTGTAAGTAAACTTATACCTAAAGATGATAGCTATCATAAAACTCATGAAAGAAGATTTCTTAGAACTATTCAAGTTTTACTTGATCAGGAACCTAAAGGAAAACTTTTAGAGGTTGCAACTAGTGGTTTAGTTCCAATAGTTTTAAAAGAGTTCGCTCCTGATTTAGAAGTTTATGTTACAGAGTTAGATGAGAAGAAGAGTTCTGTAGTTAAGAAAACTTTTGAGTTTGGTGGAAAACAGGTAGAGGCCACTACATACCAATTAGATTTAGAAAAGCATTTAATTAAAGAAAAGCCAGACACTTTTGATTATGTAATTTGTTGTGAAGTTCTTGAACATATGGAGATAGATCCTATGGCCATGCTTTCTGAGATTAATAGAGTTATAAAACCTAAAGGAACTCTAATTACTACTACTCCTAATGCTGTTAGTTCTTTATCTATTACAAAAATGCTTAATGGCATAGAGCCATACTTTTATATGCACTACCAAGTGCCACCTGCATATCATAGGCATAATTACGAGTACAGTATTCATTCTTTAGTTAGTCTTTTAAAAAGTGCAGGTTTTGATGGAAAAGCTTGGACAGAGAATACTTTTGAAGATCCTGTTTTTCATGATGTAAATAAATTGAAAGCCATTGGCTATAGAATGGATCATGTGGGAGATAATATTTTTGGTGTTTCAAGAAAAATATCTGAAGTAGTAGATAGATATCCTAAAGGAGTTTACGATGCCTAGTCCAGTAGTAAGTCTCTATGACTATGCAAAATTAACAAATCCACCTTTTGATGCAGCATGCAAAGAACTTGCTAGATATGTAGATCCTAAAGATACCCATTGGTCTGCAACAAATCCTTCAATTGGTCACTCACCTAAGAAGGGTTATGCAGTAGCAATAAGGTCAAGTAATTATTACATTGCACCAAATGGTGCTTATACGGTTAGCCATTCCTCTGGTCTGATAAAAAATAAAGTATATTTTGCTGAGTTGGATAAAGACTTTGAATTAAAAAATCTTCGTCAAATAGATTTTTCTAAACTTAATATAAAACTTGATAGAGGTATGGAAGATCCAAAACTTTTTTGGAGAGATAATGCTTGGCATTTTACTTGTGTGATGATGGAGAAAGAACTCTGTGAAGTTGCAAGAATGGCAATTTGTAGACTTGATGCAAAAGCAGAAAAAGTAGTTCACATGGAGAAGTTTCCTGGCATAGAAGTAAAGAGACCAGAAAAGAACTGGATGCTTCCTCCAGACAATAACCCCAATTTTGATTTTATTTATGGTCCTAATGCCACCGTTAAAAATGGTGTGCTAACTACACTAATGAGTGACAATAGTGATCTTCATGCTTTAAGAGGTAACACTAATCTTATAAGTTTAAAGGATTCAACTTATTTAGGAATTATGCATAGAACTATAGGTAGACACACAACGGTTCAAGAGAATAATTCTTTTGGCACCGTTAATGCTTTTATAAGAAACTACACTCATTGCTTTGTTCGTTTTGATGAAAAAGGTAAGATTATTGGTATCTCAGATCATTTTCAGTTTAGAAAGTCTGGCGTTGAGTTTGCGTCAGGATTAGTTGAGCATAAAGGTAATTTTATTATAAGTTTTGGTGTACAAGATATAGCAGCGTTTTTAATAACAATTTCTAAAGAAAAGGTTTTAGATAGTTTAGAAGCAGTACGTTATTAATTAGTACTTATACTTCTTCTTCTACTACTTCCTCTTCTTCAACCGCTACTTCTCCAGAATCAATTCTTTCATCTGTCTGCACATATACTTCAGGTTTTTTGTATTTTTTAAAAACAATCTCTTCTAATACAATGTCTGTTTCTAGAGCTTCTTTAGTTACAACGAGTTCGGCATCTCTCCATACAGCAACTACATCGTAATCTGAACAGGCAGAGCATTGCTCCACATGTTTGACTAAACGAACAGTGTTATTAGGCATTTCGTGCCACACACATCTATCGCATTTCATATATACATATCTCCTTGTCTTTTAATTATACATTCCTTTTAACAAGTGTTTATGGGTTTATACTTTAGGCATGGAAAACATTAGTCCTGAAGAAGACTCTATTTTGCAAGATGCCATGCATAATTCTGGTTTCAGTGTGGTTTCAATAAATGCTCTTCACGAGGCATTAATTAAAATGGAAGAGTATTTAATGTACCATACTGGGCTAAATAAGCAAGAGTTGTCTGATAAGTTGGTTCGTCTACAGAATTTAGTTGGCGAGGAAGAATCTAACGAATTAGAGTTAGAAGATATTGTTAAGTGGTTAAAAGCGTTTTAGCATTGAATTAGCAGCTTTATTTTGGTAAGCTGTTTCCTATGGGAAAATCTATTAAATTTGTAAGCCTCTTTGCAGGTGTTGGTGGCTTTGATTTGGGTCTAGAACGAGCAGGTCACACTTGCGTAGGTCAAGTTGAAATAGATAAAAAGTGTTTATCAGTTTTAGAAAATCATTGGCCAGATGTGCCAAAACATAATGATGTTGTTACAGCAAAGGAGTGGGCAGATGAAATCGGACTCGTTGGACAAGTCGACCTTGTCGTTGGAGGATTCCCGTGTCAAGATGTTAGCGTTGCAGGAAAACGGGCTGGACTCGCTGGTAAGCGAACAGGACTCTTCTTTGACGCTCTCTCTTTCGCGACGCATGTCAAAGCAGAAACTATCATCTTGGAAAATGTCCCAGGACTTTTATCAAGCAACAACGGACGCGATTTCGGAGTCGTCCTCTCTAGTTTGGCCGACGCAGGGTATAGCAACATCGAATGGCGTGTCCTTAATTCGCAGTTCTTCGGAGTCCCGCAACGACGCAGGAGAGTCTTTGTTGTCGCAAATCTTGGAACCAAACGCTTCCGAGAAGTACTCACTGAGCGCGAAAGCAGCGGAGGGAATTATTCGTCGAGCAACGGGTCGCGGGAAACCGTTACCAGAAGTTCTGGAGAACGCTCTGAAGAAGATCATCGAGAAGTCAGCACTTTCATAAAAACTATTCGCTCTGGTGCTAGAGACGAAAATGGTAATCTTCCACCAGAAGTTTGGGCAGAACAATTAGTTTCTCCAACATTAAATGTTTTTGATAATAGTGGCGAGGCTCGTGCAACTGTTTTACTTACAGATGTTTATCCAATTCAAGATGGTAGAGAGATGCAGAAGAATCAAAATGGTTTAGGTGTTGCACAAACTGCTGGACAACCTTCTTATACTTTGGATTCAACTGGAGCTCAATCAATTGCAATTCAATCAACAACTATTGGAAGAGCAGATACTTCAGGTCCTCAAGGTAAAGGCTATGGAGAAATTGATGGCCCGATGTATACAGTAGACACTGTTGGTCCACATGGGGTTGCAATCTCTTATGATGCTTACAATCAAAAGTTAGAGCAAGAAGTTTATAGATCTCTTCGCACAGGAACAGATTCAGGTGACTTCGTTGCAGAGGCTCAAACAGATGGCACTTGGTGGAACGGTGGTCAAACTTCTCAAACACTAGACGCAGTTCTTGCAAAAGGACAAACAATGCCAGAGAAAAATAGATTTCCAGCAGTAATTAAAAATTCAACTGTTCGTCGTCTTACACCTATCGAATGTGAAAGACTTCAAGGTTTTCCAGATGATTGGACTTCAGGTCAAGCGGACTCAAATAGATATAAGCAAATGGGTAACGCAGTAACTGTAAATGTTATTGAATGGATTGGTAAAAGACTTTAATGTCTACTCTTTATGAAGGTAATAGGGTTGGAGATCCTAGAGTTTATAAAGACATTGCACCAACAATAACTGCCAGATATGGCACTGGTGGAAACAATGTCCCACTTCTTTTAGATGATGAATTGTTTGTTAGAAAACTTACGCCAGTAGAGTGTGAGAGATTACAGGGTTTTCCAGATAACTGGACTGATGGACAGTCAACTGCAGATCGCTATAAACAAATAGGAAATGCAGTGACCGTCAACATCGCTGAATGGATTGGTAAAAGACTTTAAACTTGCTTTCTGTTTTTGTCTAATACTTTTGTAAGAGATTTAGAAGTTCCAGTAGTTTCTTTATAACCGTATCTAACTAATCTAAACAATAATGCGCCATGAGTAACATCAAGTAGTTTACTTAGTCTGTATAGAGTTACACCGTTTTCTACGCACTCGTTAATAAGTTTTGTGTATTCCTCGGCTTCTTCACGATACCTTGGACTATGGCTTCTAACTCTTGCAGCATAAGCTTTTAGTTCTAAAAGTCTTTTTAGTATTTCTTCGTCTGGAAGAACTATCTCTTTTTTAGCACTAGCAACCCATACATCAACTCGTGGTGCAGGAAAGTCTTCTACTAATGAAAAGTCATAACTTTTATTTTCTTCAATAAGTTGACGAACTCTTTCTCTAGATAGACCAGCACCTCTTGCTATAGCAGTTAAAGTCCAATTAAGAGAGTGCAGTTTTTTCATATATGCTTTTCTAGTCTCTTTGCCCACAGGAGTGCGTTTGTCTATAGATTGTAATTTTTCTATGACTTCTAGAGGTAGCTCCTGATTATTCATCTTTGGCTTACCCACTCTTGATTTTGGAACCAATTTCGTCGTTTCATTTTGTATCATAGATACAGCATATACTACTAGTATTTAATATGTCAAATTGGGGCATATCCCCTGATTTAAAGGTTTTGTTGCCCTAAAGTTTCTTTGGCTTCTATATGTTTAAACCCTTGACTTCTATCTAAGATCCAAGTTTGGTATTCATAAAGATCTAAGAATTTTTCTAATTCTTCAATAACTACATCTATGTCTAAAGTTGAGCAGGTGTATAAATCGAACTGGACAAATGAAGGGTCAGTTTCGTCCCAAACATGCATAGCAATGTGAGACGTTTCTATTCCTACTACTGCTGTCATACCTCTGTTTCCTTCTTTTTCAACATATGCAGCGCGTGGATCAATAGCAACTTTCATACCAATTTTGTCTACTAATTGATAAACCCATGCTTCAGTTTCTTCCACGCTTGTAGGTGGTTTATTTGCGTACCCGTTAAGTAACAGGTGATAGTGGTATGCAGCCATAGAAAAATAGTATCAAATCTTGTTTGTGATTCTGTAAGACACACCCATAGCGTGTATTAACTTATAAGGGTTATTTTTCTTTGATAAGTTAAAGCAATGATTTATGAGTGGCTACCAGATAAAGAACCTATTACAGACAACCCTCTAAATAAGCATGATTCTATTAGAAACTATGGGGATGCTCTAATAGATGTCTTACTATCTAAAGAAGAGTTAGAGGGTTTCTATCAAGACGACAAAAATTGCTATTCGGTACTAGGTAGCACTATTTGTAATGAAGTTATGATTGAAATATTAGAGTCAGGCTTTACTCCAATTTTTGTTAATTGCGGATGGCGTGGAGAAGAATTAGATTCTTTCCTCCTAGAACAATCAAAATTTGTATCTGTTAGAGGTCCAAAGACTCAAGACGTTTTAGCAAGTTATGGGATTGAAGTTCCAGTTAGTCCTGACCCTGGATACAACTTACCTAAATTTATTCCAAAGGGAGACTTAAATGCCCAAATACTTTTTATTCCTCACATACTAGATCCATACATAGAGGACTACGACCCCTTAGATCATGGAGCAGATTCTTTCTACACTACTGCTGTAGCTAGCGAGGAAGATATTGTTGACCTCACTAAATTAATATCTGGAGCAAGATTTGTTTTAACTGGCTCTCTACATGTTGCAATAGCGGCTCACGCTTATGGAACACCTTTTGGTTTATTTAAATTTAATTATGTTAATTGCGCACCTAAATGGAAAGACTGGGCAGAGTCAGTTTATATAGAAGATGTAGAGTTTTTTGACAATGTTAATCAAGCAAGAGAGTGGCATAACATTTGTGTGCCGCCCTACCAAGCAAATTAACTTACTAGAGCCCCCTATCCGATTTGAACGGATGACCGCCCGCTTACAAGGCGGGTGCTCTACCACTGAGCTAAGGAGGCGTGTACCTCGTATCGGATTCGAACCGACGATCTTCTCCGTGAGAGGGAGACGTCCTAACCGCTAGACCAACGAGGCTTCTGTTTATTAATTCTAATCTTCCTTAAATTTGTTGTTATAACTTTCTAATTTAACATAACGCGGTATTGAGCTTTCTAATTTATTTATCTGTCTCTTTATAGGTTTAAGCATATGCAAAACTAGAAAAAAGTCCAAGAGAAGCCCTACCCCAAGACCGAATAAAAACCAAAATAGTTCCACAACTCTCACTTTTATTTATCCTTTAACTCGGCTCTACTATATGATACCCATCCAAATATAAATCCAGACACAAACAACAATATCCCTATAGCTACATAATCTCCCCAGTACATGCAAAACCTCCTCAGTAGTTGATATCTAAAGTAAAATTATCTTATGTCGAAACTTGTTAAATCCCTTGGGCTGCTATTAGCGTGTGTTGCATTAACTGCTTGCGGGAAATACAACTTTGAAGAATCCTACAGATACCCATGTCAAGACCCTAACAAATGGGAAGAAGAGCAGTGTCAGTCTCCTCATTGCGATGCTTGGGGCGGGTGTCCAGATCAGGTTCTTGAGGGAACGAGATTGATATTTGAAGGTTTAGATGAAACAGAAGAAGACACCATTTTAGTAGAAGAGGTTGAAGATGAAAATTAATATGCCTAAAAGAAGTAAAAGAAACAGATACACTACAGAAGAACTAAACGCTCGCTTAAGATTTTCTGTTGGCGTTATGTTGGCTTTTACAGTTTTTCTCTCAACATTGGCAATTATCTACGCCGTGACTTTTGTGACTCAGCCGTTAGGTGAAGTCCAGTCCGAAAATGATAAAGCGTTCTTTGGTCTTCTTTCAACAACAATTTCTTTTCTTGTTGGTGTTATTTCAGGTTTTATGCTTAATGGCACTTCTGCAGCAGGAGTAGAATCTACTTCTGATCATAATAAAGAATAAGGGAGAACAAGATGGCTGGCAAAAATGGCGACGGATTTGTTTATCATCGCTCGGACTGTAGTCCTGGCTATGTAAGATTGTATGGGGCAGGTGGCGACTGGGACGGCTCAGCATGTGAAACATTTGGACTTAATGATAAAGCACTACAGTATATTCACGACCACCCTGAAATAAATCATAAAGTTGAAGATATTTGGGCTATGGAGTGGGATGATGTAGTTGCGCCAGTACTAATTGATCTTGGAAACAAAATAGAGAATGGACTTAAAGAAGGTTATCAAGTAGTAGAAGAAGGCGTAATCGATGCGTACAACTGGGTGGATGCAAACGCTTGCAACATACTAGTAACCGCAGCAATTTCTGCAGGAGTCGTTGCCTTCTTTACACCAGCGCAACCTGAAGGTGCTGTAACATCAACTACTTTATCTGCTATGGCACAGCCACTTCTTTATGCCACAGACATGGCACTAAAGGTAACCGTAGTAGCGGGAATGAGCACAGTCATAACAGATGCGTTTCTACTAATACCAGAGATTGCAAACAGTGTTGACCACACTCTGTTATACAACATAATTTCAAACTGTCTTGCTAAAAGCTTAGATTCAGCAGCATTATGGGCAACACCAGCAGGTGTTGGTATCGCAATCGGAGCAGCATTTGCACCTGTAATCGCAGATTTAATATGCAACAAAACTTGTCCTGAAGGATTTACTAAAGCATTTGGCGCTTAAAGGAAAACTACTTTGTATACATATCGAATAAAAAAAGTAACTAAAATTGTTGATGGAGACACCATAGATGTCGAAATTGATTTAGGCTTTAACATTTCATACTCTCAGCGTGTAAGACTTGCTGGTATTGACACACCTGAATCTCGCACTAAAGATAAAGTAGAAAAAGAATTAGGTCTAGAGGTTAAGAAAAAACTCGGTGATTTGATATCCCAAGCAAACTTAATTGTTATTAAAACTGAAAAACCAGACTCCACTGAAAAGTATGGTCGCGTACTTGGTTGGCTTTATCTTGATGGTGCAGAGCAGTCCGTTAACGAGGCTTTAATTGCTACTGGCTATGCTTGGGGCTATATGGGTGAAACTAAAGTTAAAGATTTTGAGTTGCTAAAGAGCCTTAGAGCAAAAGCCTCAAAATGAGCACTGCACTAGCTAAAGAGTTTTTATTAAATTCTTTTGATCGTTGCGATCGTTGTGGGTCACAAGGTTATGTTTTAGTAAAACTTTTAAGTGGAAGTTCGTTAGTTTTTTGTGGACATCACGCAAAAGAACACGAAGATAAACTAAAACTTATTGCCCTTGAATACATTGACGAAACTGAACGTCTTTAACATAAAACACATCAAAGAGAAAACCTGTAAACTTATTCTACTATGACAAATAATAATAACGAAGGCAAGATTCCTAATGTACCTCAGCAAGGTTTTTCTAGCTTTCGTACGGATCTTTTTGGAAGAATTAAAACATCTGAACCTTATACTGTATTTGACTCTTCACATAGATATAAAGAATCTGGAGATTTTAGTAAAGAAACTTCTGGCACAGCAACAGTTTCTCATCTTACAAATGAAAGTTCTTTGTCTTTAGCAATAGGCAGTGCTTCAGGTGACAAGGTAACTCTTGAGTCCTTTAAAACTTTTCCATATCAACCAGGCAAGTCTTTGCAGGTTATGCAGACTTTTGTTATGGCTCCACCTAAAGCAAACTTGAGACAAAGAGTTGGTTATTTTTCTAGACAAAACGGAATTTATTTAGAGCAGGATGGTACAAGCGTTTATTTAGTTAAGCGTAGTTATATCAGTGGCGAAGTAGTCAATACAAGAGTTGCACAAAGTGATTGGAATATTGACCAACTTAACGGAGATGGACCTTCAGACATAGTTTTAGATCTATCTAAAGCTCAAATTTTTTGGACAGAGTATGAATGGCTTGGCGTAGGTTCAGTACGCTGCGGCTTTGCTATAGATGGTTATTTTATTCCAGTTCATGCTTTTCATCATGCAAACAAAACTACATCTGTCTATATAACAACAGCCTCTCTACCTTTACGTTATGAAGTTGAGAACACTGGAGCAACTTCAAGCTCTTCTACAATGAAGCAGATATGCGCCACTGTTATTTCTAATGGAGGATATACCAGAAAAACAGAACATTGGACTGCATCTAGATCTACACAAGTTGGTGTTGCTGGAGACTTTTACCCAATAGTTTCTATTCGCTTAGCTTCTGCTAGAACGGACTCAGTAATAGTTCCTAATGCTATATCTATACTTGGAAGATCTTCTGGAGATTATGAATACGCTCTTATAAAAAATGCAACCTTAACTGGTGGTACATGGGTGCCTCACACAGAATCTACAGGTAATGTTGAATATAATATTACTCAGACTGTTTTAACGGGTGGAACAATAGTTGAGCAAGGATTTTTTAGTTCTTCCAATCAATCAATTGGGTCAGTATCTTTGGGAGATATTTTCCGCTGGGACATTCAGTTAGGTAGAACTAATGCAACGACTCCAACAAGTGACACACTAACTTTAGCTGTGCGCTCGCTTGGTGGAACTCAAAATGTTGTTGGTTCTATTTCTTGGCTAGATATAGTTTAAGTTAGAATCAAACAAAACAAAACACACCCCAACACAAACCTCCCCCTTTTTCCCGCCTCCTCCTCCTAATCTCTATTGGAGCCAGAGGCCAGAAGTTTTAAGTTTTTATTATATAGCGTTTTTGTTTCTAGTTGGTCGTGTTGTTTTTTTGCGATGAACGGTTTTTATTTTAGATGTCTCAAATGATCTGTATACCTCGTAACCTTTTCTTCCACCAATGCAATCTACCCAAGAGGTGTTTGGGGTGGTTACTTTTTTAAGGAATTTAAATCTTCCTCTTTCACCTTTTACAGATATCTCAGTTCCTGGCACAACTGTTTGATTGTTGACCTGAATTGATTCTTCTACGACCCAGTGCTCAGGAATCTTTATTTCTATTTTTTTCTTTGCCATACGTGTCCTAAATATCTCCAGCTATAGTTTATTATAACGGTAATAAGCCTGCAAGTCAAATCAGGCACTCTTACACTATAACCCCTGATAAACTTAATTAATGGAACTTAGAGTAATAATTCTTGCTGGCGGTAGCGGTTCAAGGTGGGGCAACTATAGAGGCGTGCCTAAACATTTAGTTGAGATAGAGGGAGAAGTTCTTTTAGCAAGAACCGTTAAACAGTTTCTTAAACACACTTCTGATGTTTGGGTTGTAGGTCCAGATGACCGATATAAGTTTGACGGGGCAAATCTTTATACCCCTGAGATTGATGACAGCCCTAAAGAAATGTCTAAGTTTATCTCTTCGCATGATTTATGGTTAGACAAGAAAAACTCTAAAAACATTTTAGTTTTTGGAGATGTCTATTTTACTGACGATGCAGTTAGAACAATAGTTTCTGATAAAGATGAGTGGAAGTTTTTTCTTCGCCGTAAGGGTTCCATTATTACTGGAAAGCCTCATAAAGAGATTTTTGCTATTTCTTTTAGTAGCAGCATGTCAGTTACTTTTAGTCACAAGATTTTTATGCTTTATGTTTCGGTCTCTGAAATACTAAGTGCTGGGGGTTGGCATCTATTTAAAGATATGACTCTAGGCAATGCTCGCTCTAGGCAAGAGTTATTTAAGAATGGTGGTTTTGTGGAGATAAATGATTGGACTGAGGATTTTGACTACCCTAAAGACTTAGATAACTGGGAGAGCAGGAAAACTACTTTGTGGTCTGAGGACTACAGCACTAGCTACTAAAAAACCAAAAAACACACAACCCTACCCCAATCGTCCTCCGCTTTTTATAACGGAGCGAGAGGCCGAAAAATTTAGTTTTAGGTTGCAGTCACATAAGCAACTTTTGCAAACTCAACTCTCTGACCCCATATAGTTTCTACGCGAACCCTTTTTCCATATCTTGGAGCGTGGATAATTTTGTCGTTTCCTATATAGATCCCGACATGATAAACATAACCGCTTTTATTTTTAAAGAAAACTAGGTCACCAGGAACGGCTGTTTCTTTAGAAATTATTACTGCATTTCTATATTGTTGACTCGCACTCCTTGATAAATCAACTCCATACTTTCCATAAACAAAGGAAGTAAAACCAGAGCAATCAAAACATTTACCTCTACTACCGCCCCTACAATATGGAACTCCAATGTATTTGTCTGCAGTAGCTAGAATTTGAACGCTATTAATAATAGGAACTGGTTTTTCAGTAGGTAGAATACTAGTTGCAATAAACGTAGCGGATATAAACGTACTTAATAAAGGACCCATAAATAAAAAAACCTCCTTATGGGAGTTGCTTTAATTATAACTTATCTAATGTCAAAATCTACAATTTTATTTAGATTTTAGTTAGTTTTTTAAGTTTTCCACAAATCAAAGTTCCACAACTAATTCTGTTTATATTCAAGGAATTACTTTATTTAATCCACAAATTATTAATAAAAGTAATCAAATTATTAAATTGTTCTAAAAATGTTAACACTTACACTTGTTTTATGTTAAAAAAGGTTTTTATTGCGTTTATATTATTATTCTTATTTTCTTCTACAAACCCAGTGGTTGCAAAAAACACTAATGTTTGGAAATCTACAACTGCTCAAGAAATTCCTCGAAATAAGTGGACAACATTAAAGTTTGATGGAAAAAGCCAAATGAAACCATTTGGTACTAGAAGTCTTTACTGTACTCAAGTTCATTTAACTTTTGGCAAAAGTAAGCCAAAGTGGGTTAAAGTTCGCATAGCCAGAGTTCTACCATCTGGAAAGCTAAACACTACTGGCACTAACACCTGGGTCCTAGGTAAAAACAGTCCTAAGAAGTGGCAAGGAGCCACCTGCTGGGCGATTAACCCTGATTACCCAGTAGTTGCACAGGTTAAGTACGGAGGCGGCCCAAAAACCGTTAAATCTTCTTTAAGGCAGTTTAAGTCTTGGAACCCCAACTCGCCATTAGACGATAGTTTTTTAACATTTCCAGAGTAAGTTGTATGATAGTAATAGTTACCTGCCGTGGATAAATAAATTTAAAATAAATATTCTCACGGTAGGTAACACTTTAAACTAGGGAGACAAATGGCTTACTCAAGATTCATTGAGTCTGATGCTTACGTTTTTATGCATGCTGGAACAAATCGACTTGTGTGTATGGCTTGTGGTTTAGGAGAGATGGACTCTGTATCTTTTAACGCTAACTCAACTCAAGAGATGGTGGATCATTTAAAAGTTCATGAGAGTAGAGGGGACAGACTCCCAGAAAACATTTACGATGAACTTTGGAAAGACGACACAGAAAACTACCCCCAAAACACACAACCCTCCCCCGTCCGTATTCCCCCTACTCTTTAATCGGAGCCAGAGGCCAAAAAAGTAAAGTTTTTTATTATATAGAAAAAGGTTGCTCATGGATAATGAAGAAGATGAAGCCATAGAGCGTCTTCGCATGTCTCGAATGGAAGAGCAACTTGAAGCAGCCACGGAACAAGCAAGAGATATTTTCCATAAAGCATCTGTAAATATTCCTCATCAGCCAGCAGAAGTAAGAGTTAAAAGTTTTGATGTAAATACTTATATGAGTACACCTGTGCTTAAAAAGTTAAGGTGGATGATTGATAGACAAGAGTTCGATAAGTTAGAGTTTTGCCCACATGTAGATTTTGATAATCCTACAGTTTGGTGTGTTTTTGTAGGGCAGTCTGATTTTCTTGGTTGCTCTGATTGTGTACAAGCTTTAGAAAAAGCCTCTGCCGAATACAACTCAGACGAGTGTGATTCATGTAAGAAGAGGGGGATAAGTATCTTTCATGAGTATTTTGCTAATATCGGTTCTGTTCTTATTCACGGTAGTCTTTGCGAAACCTGTATAAACCTGCAGAGGCAAGGAGAATCATGTTAGAAACCCCGAAGGCAAAGAGTTTACACAAGAGTTTTGTTAAACGCTTTGGACAGAGAATAGATATAGATTATTTAAACACTGAAGAAGTGGTTAATTTCTTTTTAGAAGAATCAGAGAAGTACGACCAAAAAGCCATTAAATCCATGATGGATAGGTACAACAAGAGAACTAGTAGTTTTGGCGAAATGCATAGACCTAACTTGGCTCCAGAAGATATTGCAGAGATTATCCGTGAGGGTAGAGAAGAAAACGACAAAAAGTTTGGTACTTACAAAGAATACCTTGACCACACAGTTGAAGAAAATAACGAGATTTTACGTAACTATGAAAAGTAAAGATATAGTAAAAAAGATTAAAGAGTGGTTTAGTGCTGGAGAAGACGCGCTACCAAACGGCTGCCTTCCAAGCGGGCATAAGTTTTCAGATTACGGCATGTGCCTTATCTGTGGAGGATACCAAAATTCATTGAAGTAAATGAGGTTGCTTTGTTTGTGTAATAATTGTTTTACACAACTAGTGCAGGGTTTTAAGGAGTAATAACAGTGTCAAATTTATGGAAAGTAGAAAGTGGTAAGTCTAAGCAATCAGTTCCACCTAAAGTTTGGACTTGGGTTGAGTACCCTAAAGGTATCTCGTACAAGGTAGACAGCGCTGGTGTATGGCAATGGACAACTGTTCTAAGAATAGAATTTGGCGTTGGTGGAAAAGTTCTTAGAGGAAGATTTGGTCGCTACCCAGGTACTGACAAACTAGATGAAACTGGTCACGATGATAAGAACATCGGCGGCTGGGATGGAAAAAACTATCATCTACATTGGTCACACACGTTTAATTCTGATCCATCTATGCCAATCGGTTTTTGGATTTGGCATGACAGTAAAGGTCCTATTGTTCTAGATGGAAGACAGATCAAAGCAAAGAAACTATAGCCAAAACACACCAAAACACAACCTTCCTTCCCTTCCTTGCTTTTTTGCCCTATTATTATGTTGGAGCGAGAGGCCGAAAAATTAGGTTTTAAGGAAGGAGTGTTGGTGTGGATTTTGTAAAGCAAGTAGAAGTAGACAAAGGTTCAGTTGTTCGCTGGATCTCAAATAGAGCTATGGATGCGTCTGGTTGGTTGGCAAGAAAGTTTTCTCCGTATGCAGATATGTACACAGCCGTTTGGGATGATTATGAAGAAGATGACAAAAACGATTCATCCACTTGGGACACTAACTATCACGATTTAATGGTTTCACCACCAAATCAAATGGTTGATGCTGACTCAGCAAATGAGTGGGGCACCATATGTAAAGAATGTAGAAAATAAAGATAAACCCAAACACACACATTTTTTCCCCACTCTCCCGCTTCCTTTCATAACGGAGCGAGAGGCCGAAAAATAGCGTTTTTAAAAGTTATCCACAGGCTAGCTACAAATCTTGTACATGTTCTTGTACATATTCCATACATATTTAAGTCTAAGTGTGTATGTATTTTCAGGTTAAGTGTGTATACTTTAGTCAAATAGGAGCGACAAATGACTGAAGTATTAAAAACAGTTTTACCAGGTGTTGCATATTGCTATGCAAGAGTCTCAACTCAAATGCAAGTTGAAGACGGAGTAAGTCTTGATGCCCAAGAAAAGCAACTTAAAGCTGCTGCAGAAGCCGCTGGCTACACAGTAGTAATGCTTAGGGAAGAAGGTCGCTCAGGTAAAAGCATTCAAGGTAGACCAGTTCTAAGACAGGCTTTAGAGGATTTAGATGAAGGTAAAGCCAATGCTCTCTATGTCACTCGTTTGGATAGGTTGGCTAGATCAACTAGAGACTTTTTAAGCATTGTTGATAGATCTCATAAATACAACTGGCGTTTAGCCATGCTCGACTTAGGTTTAGATACTGCTACCTATCAAGGTCGCTTCGTTGTAACCATTATGTCTGCAATGGCAGAGATGGAACGAGGAATGATTTCACTTCGTCAAAGAGATGTCCATCAAGATAGAAGAGATAACAATAAAAAGTGGGGTATTGATTTAGGTCCTAAACCAATACTTACAGATGATGTGAGAATAAGAATTTACGAGCACAGATTAAAAGGTTTATCTTTTGGACGGATTGCAGAAATGTTAAACAAAGAAAATATTCCAACAGTTAAAAAAGACAGTAAATGGCATGCATCAACAGTTAGACATGTGTATTTGTCGTATAAAAAATCTTTGGAGTAAGTAGTTAACTCTTTTAACATGTAAAATAGATATAGAGAGTATTGGACACACTCGCTGGAGTTTTATTTGATTAAGAGTTTAGTTAGAGCTTTTCTTGTATTTACATTAACACTTGGCTTTTTAGTGTTTTTAGATAGTAATAAAAGCTCTGGATCTACTGCCGCGCCCTGCGATACTCATCAAGTTAACGGTGGCGATCAAGCGTTTTTAATGAATCTAAATACACCTCTTGAATGGGGTGGAACGGTTTATACAAACAATATTTATGTAAGTCCAAAAGGAACAATAACTTTTGGTCAAGGAGACTATACATTCTGGGATTACCCACCAACTCCCTCTATTTCTATAGCGTCCTTTGATTATCACGCTTTTCCAAATCAAGAAACTCCTGGAGTATGGAGTCCTGGATGGGGATACGGAAATAATTTATATGTTAGATATGGCTCTACAGCAACTTCTATATGCGTAGATTGGAAAGTATTACCATGGGGTCAATCATCAGGAAACCCTGTCTACATAAGAATGTTGGCAGAAGTAAATCCAATAAATTACACATGGCAACCAACCTATGAAGTAAGTTCTAGTGCACCAGCAAATGCTAGGTATGGTGCAAGATACATTCAAAATGGGCCTATCCAACCATTAACTGTTCAAACTATTACTGAACCTCCTGTAGCAAGCCCTACTCCAACTCCTACACCTACTCCAACTCCTACACCTACGCCTACTCCAACTCCTACGCCTTCACTAAATCCACCACAAAACTTAACCGCAACATTATTATCTGCAGGAAATGTAGAGTTACTTTGGAATGCACCAGTTAGTAGTGGGACAGCAGTTGAAAGTTATGCAATTAGTTGGTCTACAACAAACTTTGTATCGGATGGTTGGGGCATAAGTTCACAAGAAACAAATTCGTACTTATCACCAGAAGTATTCTCAACAACTGGAGGATTAGGAAAAAACTATCAATTTAAGATTAGATCAGATAATAATACTCTGTCTGTATATTCTAGTGATTCAAATATAGTTGAATTATTTATACCAACTTTACCTACTCCAACTCCAACTCCAACTCCAACTTCTACGCCTACACCTACACCGACTTCAGAGCCAACCTCAGAACCTGTGCCAAGTCTTAGCCCTGAACCAGTCGAAAGCGTTGAACCAACTCTGGACCCAGAGCCAACGCCAATACCTGAACCTATCCAAAGTGAATCACCATCCATAGAGCCTACGCTAGAACCAACGCCAATAGAAGAAATTATATTAGTTGAAGAAGAGATTGATAATGCAATTGAAGAATTATTAGGTACTGAAGAAGAGATTACGGACGAGCAGTTAGAAGATATTGCAGCATTATTGATTGAAAATTATGAAGTAGACGAAACAATGCCAGTAGCAGATTTACTTGAAGGATTAACTGATGAGCAAACTTTAGAGTTTTTAGAGCAGTTAGATCCAGATCAAATTATTGAATACCGAGAAGGCGTTAATTTAGAAGCAGGTATAGCACTCGTATTTGAACAACTGTCAGATTTGTCAGCTCTAGCCGCTGCGTTTTCTTCTGACGCAGGTCAAGTACTAGAAGCATTAGGTCAAGTGGGTGCGGATATGAACACTGAAGAAAGAGAAGAAGCGCAAACGGTAGTTGTTGCCTCAGTAGTTGTGACACAGATTGCTGCTGCAGCATCTATTGCAGCTGCTTCTACAGGAGGATCTGGTTCTTCAGGAGCTTCAGGCGGTTCAGGCGGTTCAGGCGGTTCTGGAGGCGGAGGAGAAATTCCTGCTGGTAGTGAAAGGTCTAAACCGAAAAAAAGAATTAAAAAAACTAGAAAGTATAGAAAAGTAAGGCGTAATGTACGAAGTTTTAAAAGATAGAAACTTACAAAAAACTATAAAATTATAATCTGGAGGAAAGACCCTGAAAATGCTACACGCTAAAAAAACAAAGAATAAAACTTCTAAAAACAAAATGAAAAAGTTGCCTGCCCTTGCAACTAATGTATTTAAAAGTGTAGTTTCATTGCCATACAAAATTTATAAATATGTAAAAAGTTTAATAGTAAAACTATATAAACTAGTTCTAAATACAGTTGTAAAGATAGTTAAAACTATACTTTTAGTTCCTTATAAAATCTACACATTTGTAAAAAATTTAGTAGTAAAAACAGCCAAAGCAGTGTGGGCTGTAGTTGTAAAAATAGTCAAAACTTTATTGTTTTTAGTAGTAAAAACAGCCAAAGCAGTATGGGCAGTAGTAAAAGATTTGATAGCCGAAATGTGGACATTGCTAGGTATGTTCATCGCTTGGGTAACACTTGAGGGATCCGCAAAAACCATAGTAGGGTACGCAACCCTTTTAGCCCTAACAATATGGATTATCTCCCTACCTCTAAGAATGGAAAAGGACGAATAACCCCCATTTTGACCTTCTAAAAAGTATATGATAGCGTTCTAGAATAGATAGGACACTTAAGCTGGAACTTAAAAGAAGGAAGTAAATGAAAGACGAACTGACAGTTCAGTACGCAAATAAGATAAAACCTATTCTTCCACTGGCTAAAAAAGCCTATGGTTCTAGAACACAAAACACACCTCAACATAAAGCAAGTCGTCAATACACATCACTACTGCTTGAGTATTACGAAAAAGGTGGAAGTTTACCTCAACTAGCAGACGAACTAAAGGTTGCTTACGCTGGTTTAAGAAGAAGAATCGTTATGAAAGACATAACAGTTGAATCAGTTAAGCCAAAAAGAGTTAAATATACAGAAAAAGAAATCACAGCATCTGCTAAAAGAGTAGAAAAAGCAAGAGATAAAAGTGTTGAAGAGTACCACGATCAACTTGCAGAAGAATACGTTAGAGGAGTTCCTCTTTCAAATCTTGCAAAAGAGATAGGTTTAAGTTCTGCCGCTCCCCTATACTATGGAGTACAGAGAAGTTTGCAGAGAAGAAAGCGGTAGTTACAAATGGGTAAAAGCCTTATGGAAACTGTGGCTGCACTGCCCATAGAAGAACGTCGTGCTGTATTAGCAAACGTTGATATGGACGCTCTGCAATGGGACTGGTCCTCTTGGGCCAGACCAGAGCAGATGCCTCCAAATACAAAAGACTGGAGCATTTGGTTATATCTTGCAGGTCGTGGTGCTGGAAAAACTAGAAGTGCAGCCGAGTGGGTAAGAGAGAAAGCAAAATACACAAATGAAGGACAACTTCGTTTTGCTTTAGTTGCTCGTACTGCTGCAGACGTGCGAGATGTAATTGTTGAAGGTGAAAGCGGAATTATTTCTGTATCACCACCTAGTGAAAAACCACATTACGAACCATCTAAACGAAGACTAACTTGGCCTAATGGAAACACAGCAACACTTTTTACTGCAGACGAACCAGACGGACTTCGTGGTCCTCAATGTCACTACGCATGGGCAGACGAATTAGCAGCATGGCGTCAAACCCCAGACAACGCTGGTATGACATCTTGGGATAACTTGCGTGTATCTGCTCGTCTTGGTTCTAATCCACAAATTATTGCAACTACAACACCAAAACGTGTACCAGTTCTTTATAATTTAATTTCAGAAGCAGAAAAAACTGGAAGAGTAATTATCTCTAAAGGTTCTACACTAGATAATGCTGGTAACTTATCTGAAGCATATCTACAAGCAATTACTGGAGTTTACGAAGGAACTCGTCTAGCCCAACAAGAACTTTATGGTGAAATGCTTGATGACGTTGAAGGTGCTTTGTGGACTATTGAAATGATTGAATCTTCTCGTCAAGGAGTTCTTCCACCTCAAGCACCATTAAGAGTTATTGGCGTTGATCCATCAGTTGCTGAAAATCCAAGAGATGAGTGCGGAATTGTTGTTTGCGCTTCTACTGCAGATAGAGATTTATACAAACGTCATGCATGGATTTTAGAAGACGCTTCAATTCACGGCTCTCCTGAAGTGTGGGCTAATAAAGTAGTTGAGATGGCTCGTCGATGGGGCGCACCTGTTGTAGCTGAAGTAAATCAAGGTGGAGCACTTGTTCGTAATGCAATTAATGCGATTGATCCAAATGTTAAAGTTTTAGAAGTTCATTCAAAATATGGAAAAGCACTTCGCGCAGAACCTATAGTTTTATCTTATGAACAGCAAAGAGTTCACCACATAGGTTACTTAGTTGATTTAGAATCTCAAATGACTTCATGGATACCAGAAAATGCAAGTAAATCTCCAGACAGAGTAGACGCACTAGTTCATGCTCTCACTGCGTTATTAATTAAACCACCACAAGGATTTATGGGTGGAAGAATTACTGCAAAATCACCAGCTGCCAGAAGAATTCCTAATTTTAGAAGTTCAACTGGCAGCCGCGGTGCAAGGATTATTAATCCTTAATTATTTTACGATTGCTTTCCAACTCTTTGGACCAATAACTCCATCTGGAGTACCCAAAGCTTTATTTGCTGCTTGAATTTTTTTAACAGCCTCGACAGCTTTAGCATCATAAGTAGTACCAGCACTAAGACCCAATGCTTTACGTAGTTCAGCAATGTGAGGACCCTTATCTCCAAGTTTTACTGGATTACCAGGGTATGCTTTTGGATTTGCAACTGGAGCAGCGGCAACTGGAGCAGCGGCAACTGGAGCCGAACCTCCGCCACTTGCAAGAAGTTCTGCTGGATCAATTCCACCACCACGAGTCCAAGTTGGTTTTGCTTGAGCCTCTAAGTGAAGATGAGGACCCGTAACATTTCCTTCTTTACCAACTTTTCCAACTTCTTGTCCACCTTTAACGGTGTCACCTTTTTTAACAAATAACTCGCTCATATGAGCGTACATAACATAAAGTTTTCCGTGTTGAATTACAAGAGACTTACTTCCGTAAGCACTTCCCCAAATACCAGTTCCAATTACTTTGCCATCTCCAGCAGCATAAACAGGAGTTCCAACTGGAGCAGCAAAATCTACTCCTTCGTGGCGTCCTGTTGTCCACATTTTTCCTGGTTTTGCAAAAGCAGTCGTGATTTTATAGTTTTTTGGTACAGGCCAGACCATTTATTACCTTCCTTAAAAATTAGATACCTATAAAATACCTTATTTTTTAAGAGGTGATTTTTAGTATTTGTTAAATGAAGCACTTCTTGTTAGATGAGACCAGTTTTCTTCAGGACTTCTAACTGCCCTTGGCTTTTGAGAAAGGTTATTTATAATTGCTTGACTACCATTTCCTACAACGTCAAAACCTCTTTCACGAAGTTTTTTGTCGAAAGCAATTTGTGTCATAGCCCTCTCACCACGAGAATCACTCCAAATTTGGTAAGTACCATAAAGTTCTTTAATACTAACTACTGCTCCATCAACAGCATTAGTTTCCTCATCAAGGAACATACCAATTCTGTCTTCAGTTTTACGATACATTTCTGATGCTTCTTTAACAGCAGTACACATTCCTAAAGCATCTCTAGAACTTGAACTAAGAATTTTTACAGCACCTTCAACAGCCCAAGCAAGGACTGCTGGCAAAGCACCCTCTGGACTAAAAATATATTCTTTTAGATCAGGGTCAGATGTTTCTGGCACCTTTGTTAAAGGTATTGCTCTAATACGACGCCACATAGCATCATCATTGATAATTGGTCTGTGGTTAGTTGTAATCCAAAGCTTTGCTCTAGAAGAAAAACTGAAAGGTCTACCACCAGGAGAACGAGCAGAAATTTCAGATGAACCAGTTAATTTTTTAACAGAGTTTTCTTTGAGTCTTTCTGAATCAGGTAATTCGTCGACCCAAATCATTCTTTTACCACGAAGTTCTGCCCAATGGTATAAATCAGAACTATTTGCTTTACCGTCTCCCTGAGCCAAAATTGTTGAATCAAAAGGAAAAGCATATTGATCTGTACCTAAAGCTTTAACTATTGCTTCAACTAATGTATTTTTACCAGAGCCAGCAGGGCCATAAACTAAAAACATAACGTCGTACTTGCGAGAGCCAGTTAATGTATAACCAGCAGCGCGTTGGATCCAGTCTTGAAGTTCTTTATCTCCTCCAGTAGCAAAATCAATAAATTGTTCCCACCTAATATTTCTTATACCTGGGCTGTAAGAAACTGGAGCTCTTTTGCTGATGTACAAATCTGGACGACCTTTTAGAAGTTCTCCAGTTTTTAAATCTATAACTCCGTTTGCAACACCTATCAAATTCTCATCAGAATCCCACTTTTCAACTGGAACCATAATTCTTGGATCAGAGTTAGCACTTTTAATTGAAGCGTCAATTCTTGCATTTGATTTAGAAGAGTGTGCAAATTTTATAATTTCCATTTGCTTATCGGTATTACTTTCGTAATTTTTAGTTTCTTGACTAATTATTGACGCTAAGTTTTTTGCTAGTTCTTGAACTCCAAGTGCTTCCTTGTCTGGTAACCAACAAGTTCCATCCCATTGAAACCAACCCAAACCTTCCGAGTAACGAATAATTTGACCAAAGGTATCTATCAATCTACGACCATTACCAGTGTCTGTCATAGAACGACCACCTATTTCTCCACCGTCATTTTCAGATACAGCATCTGGATCTAAAGGAACATCCATGTTATGTAGAGAAGTTGCAAATGAAATAGAGTCACCATTTTCAATAGACTCAGCAATTGACCCAGCAATAGTTCCTGGTAGAGCAGCATTAGTTGTTACTATCTGAGGTCTAACTACACCAGTTAAAGGTTGTAGAGATCTTTCTACAGTTTTAGTTTCAGTTCCTGAATTTTCAGATATTTTTCTTCCAGTAGTTTGTAACCACTCAAGAGTTTTAGGTGCAATTTTTCCAATTATTGGATTAGCAGAAACAAAATCTATTGCTCTACGGACATGGTGAAGTAAACCGTTAGTTCCTTCTAATGGAAGAGGAGGTCTAACTTTAGTGTGATTAAACTCCATCATTAAAACTTCAATAGCTTTTTTCTTTAGATCATCTTCTACTCCATATTTATTAGCAAGAGCACAAGTTAACTTGTAAATATCTACAGCACGAGAGCCTTCATCTATACCCTCTTTCATCATTCTTTCAATATCTACTCGATCTTTTTCGTAATCAAGATCTCCAAATATTTCGTCCCAATCGGTGGTACCTAAAGAAGTTCTACTACCAATTTTTCTTGAACGTTTTCTGATTACAGATAGAAGTTCTTCTGGGGCCTCTGCCATTTCAATTTCCCAAGGGGCATGACCACTCTTCCAGTCGTAGCAATTCCCAGAAAAATGACGAGAAGGAGAGATAAGAACATATCCATTATGTTTAATATCTACGCCTTTAAATCCAGCTTTAATTAAGTTTCCAACTAACTCTTCTGTTGGATCACACTTATAGAAAAGATGTCTACCTCTAACAATTTTTCCTTGAACGTTGTATTCACCAGTAAAGGCTTCTACTGTTGGAGGAAGTGCACCATCTACATAAGATTCAAATTTGTCAAAAGATTCAACGCCACCAGATCTAGGGTCAATGTCGATTACAAAAAAACCGCTAGGAGCACAGTAAACACCAATATTATTTTCTGGATTAGAGTTCCACCAATTTGATATTTGATTTACATCAGACGTGGCTCGTGTATTCCACTGGTCAATACTTGGATGCTTTCCCATATCTTTTGGCTCAGCGTGAGGCTGACTACAAGTACATCTGCCATCAATAATTCCGTAGCACGGAAGAATTTTCCAATCTATGTTTGCATACCAAGTAGCAGCACTAGCTAGTCTTCCATTTGCATCTTTATGGTTACTCATTTTGTCTCCATTAAAGATTTAAAATTTTTGTTTTCTAGTAAAGAGTTAAACCAAACTTCTGCATCTTGCGGAAGAATATATGCTCTTGTTTTGTTTTTAGTTTTTATTGAAGCCGCTGGAAGTTCTCCTGAGCTAATTGCTCTATAAACCACATTTTGAGGTAAACCATAATGAAGAGCTATTGCCCTTGCACTAACCCTCTTTTGCGTGTCAAACACTTAGACCCTCTTTGTCATTTTGTTTAGTTTATTCAGTATGTTAAGAATTAAGAGTATACAAACTAAAGCTCATTTACAAGAACTAGAGTCGTATAAGCGAGTCGCGTGTTTCATGGTATATTTTATAGATATTAGTTATTTATAGTCAAGATTGGTATTAAGTGGATTTTATTATAAGCAACACTTGGTGGGAACCTGGCACAGTAGGTTTTGACATTGGTGATGCCACGGCAATCTTAGTTTTTATTATAACTTTTTATACTGTTGCTAGAGGGTTCTCGAGATGGTGGATGAGACAACTTAGAAGCGTAATAAAAGAGGAAATTGGTGAAGCAACTGCCCCAATACACCCAAGCGCTAATGGAGGCCTAAGTCTTCCAGATGTAGCTAGAAAAGTAAATGAAATTGAAAACACTCTTAAGCACATTAAGTCAGAGAATCTAGAGCTAAAAGATTTATTAGTGACACACATTATAAAGAAAGAAACCGCAAAAGTTAAAAAAACTAAATCCAATAAATCAGCATAATCTGACCAAATAAGTCGAGTTTTAGAGCATTTTCTCTTTCCAAAACAGTTCCGACACGCTGTACTCAAAATCTACTGAATAAGGGACTTATTGACTTACTTCTGTTAAATTTGTTAACTGAGAGATAACAAACATTACTACAACAGTAGAGAGGATCTTTCAATGAGTCTTTCAGATAGATTTTCTGACATTGCTCCATCAGAATCAGGCTTACCTTGCGGAATTGCAAAAATATTAAAAGATATGCCAGATAAAGATGTAAAAGCATTAGAGGCAGTTCTAGCCGTTAAAACATCAGATTCTCGAAGAATCTCAAATAGACAAATTCAAAATGTTCTTTTAAGCGAGGGGTATGACATAGCCTATGCGTCTATCGCCCTACATAGAAGAAAACAATGCAGATGCTTTGTAGGTAAATCCACAAGATCTACACACTCAGAGGAAATTAATGTCTGACGAAACTCTTACAGAAAAATTTTACGCTTTAGTTAGTCCAGGTCCAAGCGTCTCTGACACAAAAGCAAGCAACACCCCAGAATCTTGGAAGCCAAGAATGGAAATAGATGATAGCGGTGGATTTTTAGTATCAACCCCAAGACCAGCAGGACAGACTCCAGACTCCGAACAACTACTTAAAGAGTTTGACTTAGATCCAAACACATGGTGCGTCACATCTGTTAGAAGATCAAGGTGGCAAAAATTTGATGGCGAGTGGTTAGAAGCCTACAGATTAAATTTAATACCGTTAGTAAATAGAGAATCTTCTGATTTAGATGTAGAGGCTTTAGTAGATGAAATTAAAAAATGGAAACCTTCAAAAGGACAAAAACAAGAAACTGGAGAGTTAGCATACATATTTGCCCCCAGCGATCAACAAATTGGTAAAAAATCTGGAGACGATGGAACAGCTGGATCTGTAAAAAGAATTTTAGAAACTACAGAAGGTGGAATACACAGACTTCAAGAATTAAGAAAAATTGGAAGAAAAATTGGGACGATAGTTCTGGCTCTTCCTGGGGATCACGTAGAAGGAAATGTTTCTCAACACGGAAGACTTCAAGGACAAGCAGCATCAGATTTAGGCATCACCGAGCAAACTAGAGTTGCCAGAAGACTTTTACTAGCACAAATCAAAGCATTTGCACCACTGTGTGAAAATTTAATTGTCCCAGTAGTTAATGGAAATCACGACGAATCTACTCGCCAAGTAACGGCTGACCCATCAGATGGATGGAATGTTGAGATTGCTAGTGCTGTACAAGATGCTTGCGCAGAAAACGAAAATTTATCTCATGTAGAGTTTAGATTTCCAGCAAAAGACACAAACACTGTTTCAGTAAATATTTGTGGAACAATGTTAGGCATTTTTCATGGTCATCAAGCAGGAAGAGACGTTCTTAAGTACTTATCAGGACAAGCAGCGGGACAAACTCCAATCGGGGGTTGCGACGTGTGGATTTCTGGGCATTATCATAATTTTAAAAGTATGGATATTGGATCTCGTTTTTGGGTGCAGGCCCCGACCACCGATCCTGGGTCCTCCTGGTTTCGTGAAAAAAGTGGTTTAGAATCACCTCCAGGGGTATTAAGTATGGTAATAGGCTCTGGTCACGACCCTAGAAAAGACATAAGTATTATCGGAACGGTTAGATAGCTACACAAAAATGTGTACTTAATCCAAATAATAGGTATAGAAACACCTGTAATATATAGATGGTCGAGAAAACTGATTGCACCTCAGTTGTTTTCTCATTTAATTTTTATGGAGTGTAAATGGCCTACCCTGTTGATGTTTCCACTAGAAACGTCATTGGTCAATACACCAAAGTTAACGGTTTACCTGCCTCTGGAACAGTAACTTTTACAGCCTCAAGCAGAGTTGAAGACGCAGAAGATGCAATTATTCTTTCTGGTCCTATACAAGTAACTTTAAACACTCAGGGATCATTTTCAGTTGAACTCCCTTGCACAGACGATTTAGATTTAAGTCCTAGAGGTTGGTACTACACAGCAAGAGTAAGAATTAGAGGTGCAAAACCTTACGATTTTAAATTTTACCTCCCACTCGGAGATGAGTCCGATGTAAATATAACAAGACTAGACACCATAGAACAATCTGGAAGTTCTTCAGTAGGAACAGACATTGCAAGAGGACCCGTCGGTCCGCAAGGTCCAACAGGACCAGCAGGAGACGGTGTTAGTGTACTTGGAAGTTTTAACACATTAGGTGCACTACAAGCAGCACATCCAACAGGTGACCCTGGAGATGCTTATGTAATAGGTACAAATCTTTACATTTGGTCTGAAAATACTTCTTCATGGATTGACGCTGGACCCTTTGTTGGACCTACAGGCTCAACTGGTGCTACAGGAGCCGCAGGTGCAACTGGACCAACTGGCGCTGCAGGTGCGGCAGGCCCAACTGGCGCAACAGGTGCGGCAGGCGCTACTGGTGCAACGGGTGCAACAGGAGCTGCAGGAAGTATAGGTTCTACAGGACCACAAGGAGAAGTAGGTCCTCAAGGTGCACAAGGTATACAAGGAGATACAGGTCCGACTGGAGCCACTGGTGCAACTGGTGCAGCTTCAACAGTAACGGGACCAACTGGTGCGACTGGTGCACAAGGACTAATAGGTCCAACTGGTGCAACTGGTGTAGCAGGCCCAACTGGCGCAACAGGTGCGCAAGGTGTAACTGGACCAGCAGGTAGTTTTGGTGGAGCTACATTTGATTACACATTTAGCACTAATACATCTGATAGTGATCCTGGTGTAGGAAAAGTTAAATTTAATAATGCACTTATTGATGGTGCAACATTTATGTACATCGATGATGAAGCAGATGGCGCAATCGATATACAAGCATTTTTAAGAACTATTGATGACTCTACAAGTGCACTAAAAGGTCACTTTAAGATTTACAACAAACTAGATACAAATGATTTTGCTATTTTTGCAATCAACTCAATTACTGAAGCTACTGGTTATTTTAAAGTTTCAATAACTTATCTAACAGGTTTAGCAAACTCATTTGACAGTAACGAAGATGTACTTTTAACTTTTGCAAGAACTGGTGATGTTGGTGATCAAGGACCTACAGGTCCTACAGGAAGCACTGGTCCTACAGGTGCAACAGGTGCGCAAGGTGAAGCATCTACAGTAACGGGACCTACAGGAAGTACAGGTCCAACAGGACCAACGGGTGCTAATGGTCCAACAGGTGCGCAAGGTCCAACGGGTGCGCAAGGTGAACAAGGTATTCAAGGAAGTACAGGTCCTACAGGTGCAACAGGTGCACAAGGAGCATTAGGACCTACGGGTGCAACTGGTACAACAGGACTAACTGGTTCAACAGGTCCTACAGGTGCACAAGGTTCAACAGGTCCTACAGGTACAACTGGAGATACAGGTCCTACAGGTGCTACTGGACCAACTGGTGCAGCAAGCACTGTAACGGGTCCGACTGGTGCAACAGGTGCTACTGGACCAACTGGTGCAGCAAGCACTGTAATGGGTCCGACTGGTGCTACGGGTGCAGTTGGAGATACAGGTCCTACAGGTGCTACAGGTGCAACGGGTGCGGCTTCAACAGTTACTGGTCCTACAGGTGCACAGGGAGATACAGGTGCTACGGGACCTACTGGTGCAACTGGTGCGACTGGTGCCGCAAGTACTGTAACTGGACCTACGGGTGCAACAGGTGCTGCAGGCGCAACTGGACCTACTGGATCAGGTTTTACTTTTACTGGTGCTCATGTAGAAGGAAATACTTATTACGTAAATGAAATTGTTAGTTATCAAGGATCTACATATGTAGCCCTTAACACAACTACAGCAGTACCAACAGATGTTAATTTTTGGAGATTATTTTCAAGCATTGGATCTACAGGTCCAACTGGCGACACTGGAGCAACAGGACCTACGGGTGCTACAGGTGCACAAGGCGTAACGGGACCTACTGGTCTTACAGGTGATACAGGTCCAACAGGTGCAACAGGTGCCGCATCTACAGTTACAGGTCCAACAGGTGCGACAGGTCCGACTGGACTAACTGGCGATACAGGTCCAACGGGTGCCCAAGGTGTAACGGGCCCAACGGGTGCGCAAGGTGAACAAGGAACTGGCGTATCAATTCTTGGTTCCTACAACACAATAGAAGAACTAGAAGCAGCTAATCCAACAGGAAATCCTGGAGACGGATATTTAGTAGCTGGAGATTTATATGTTTGGGACAATGTTAATAGTGAGTGGGACAATGTTGGAAACATTCAAGGTCCGACAGGTCCGACGGGTGCAACGGGTGCCGCAAGTACTGTAACTGGACCGACTGGGGCGACTGGTGCAACTGGTCCGACTGGTGAAGCATCAAATGTAACTGGACCGACTGGACCAACAGGTGCTACAGGTCCAGATGGACAATTTACAACTTCAGCTAACACTCCTCCAGCATCTCCCAACGCAGGTGATGCTTGGTTTAACAGTACGACTGGAAAAGTTTATGTTTACTACGATTCATTCTGGGTTGAAGTAGGAGCTGCACCAATTGGACCAACTGGTCCGACGGGTGCAACAGGATCAACTGGTCCTACAAGTACAGTGCCTGGACCAACAGGACCTACAGGATATAGAGGGCCAACAGGTGCAACAGGTCCTACAGGACCAACAGGTCCTACAGGTGCAACTGGACCCGCATCAACTGTCCTTGGACCAACAGGTGCAACTGGTCCAACTGGTCCAGTATCAACACAGCCTTCAACAGTTCCAGGACCTACAGGAAGTACAGGTCCAACAGGACCAACGGGACCTACAGGTGCTGAAGGACCTAGAGGTTTAGTAGGTGCAACTGGTCCAACTGGTCCAACAGGTCCAACTGGACCGCAAGGACCAACTGGTGCTATCGCACCTTCTTCAGCAACTCCTCCAGTATCTCCAGCCCCTGGTCAAACTTGGTTTGATACAGACACTGGTGCTGTCTATGTTTATTATGACAATTATTGGGTTGAGATTGGTACTTCAGAATTTGGTGGAGCAACAGGACCAACTGGTGCGCAAGGTGTAACTGGTCCGACAGGTGCGACTGGGTTAACAGGTTCAACTGGACCTACGGGTGCAAGTGGTACAAATGGAACAGTTGGAGCACAAGGAGACACAGGACCAACTGGTCCGACGGGTGCACAAGGATTACAAGGTTTTGGAAGCACAGCTAAAGGTGAATACGAAAATTACGAAGCATTTGCCGCTGCTGCAGGAGCATCGCCTGGAGCTGTTGGAGATTTTTATGTAATTTTAGATGAGCAGACTATATACATTTATACATCAGAAGATGGTTGGATTGAAGCAGGTGCACTTATTGGTGCAACAGGTCCAACAGGGCCTACTGGATCTACAGGACCAGCAAGCACAGTAACTGGACCAACAGGACCAACTGGTGCTACGGGACCAGTATCAACCGAGCCGTCAACTGTCCCTGGGCCAACAGGACCTACAGGACCTTCGGGACCGCAAGGACCAGCAAGCACAGTAACTGGACCAACAGGTTCGACAGGACCAACAGGACCTAAAGGTGGAGTTAGTTTTGTAATTTCAAGTAATCTTGAAAGTCCAGATGAATATTTCGTTGCAGGAACAAGTGGAGCAAACCCAACGTTAACCGTTGTACGTGGTGAAAGAGTTTATATAGATGTTAGTGGAGTATTACTTACCAACTCTTTAGCACTAAGACTTTCATCTGGAAGTGTTACAACAGTTCCAGGAACAACTAACAACAATACGACTAGTGGTAGAAATGAAACAAGCACTAACACAATAATTACTTATGATGTACCACTAAATGCACCAAACTCAATTATCTACCAAGACGTAACAAATTCGGCTGTTTTTGGAACAATAGATATTATAGACAAACAAGGACCAACGGGACCAACTGGACCGCAAGGACCAGAAGGAGAACCACTCACAAGTTCATACACACCATTATGGACTGGAGCATCTACTAACCCAGTAGGTGGAACCATAGAAGGTTTCTACTCTAAATATGGAAATGTAGTTAATTTTAGTATTAAAGTTGATTGCGCTACAGTTGCTAACTTTGGTACAGGTCAATACAGAATTACACTCCCAGATTTACCTGAAGGTGGAAAAAGTTATTCATTTACTGGAAAAATAACTAAAGGTGCAAACTCTTATTTACTAGTTGGAACTAATGCCGAGGGTCTTGCAGTTCTTAACTTATTCTTTTTAGGAACTAGTGGACTATACACAGCAGTAACAAATGCTGCCCCAACAGGTTTTGATGTAACAACACTTATATACCTAACGGGAAGTTATATCAGTGAAACTTAACAAACTAAGTATAGAATTTAAATACACAAACAAAGGAGGTAAGTAATGCCTATTGATTTTCCAAGTACACCTACAGTAAATGATACTTACACCTTTGGTACTCAAACTTATATTTGGAATGGAACCGCATGGCGTCTAGTTCGTACTAGCGCCGTTGGACCAACAGGACCAACTGGTGCCCCAGGTTTAGATTCAACAGCAATTGGTTCAACAGGACCTACAGGACCGTTTGGACCTACTGGACCGACAGGACCTGCAAGTACAGTAACGGGACCAACAGGTGCAACTGGACCTGCAGGTACTTTTGGTTTTACTGCATGGACTACTTACACACCAACATGGACTTCAAGTGGTGCTACACAGCCAGCAATAGGAAATGGAAGTATTACAGGAAGGTATGTCGCTTTAGGTGCAACTATTGTTGGTGAAATAAGAATGGTTGCTGGAACTGTTGGATTCAATAGAGGAACTGGTAAATATTTTTTCTCTCTACCAGCAACAGGTATTGCAGAAAACTATCAGCCAATGGGTCAAGTAGTTATTAGAGACGAGGGTCCAGGTTTAACATACTTTGGTACAGCAATTTTTAATGAAAATAATGATAGTAGAGTCGAGATGTGGGTTCATGGACAATCTTCTTCTTATGACGAAGGTTTCCCAGTAGCTTTTGATACACCATTTTTATTTAGTAGCAGTGATAGAATTCTTATCCATTTTCAATACGAAGCGACGGTATAGTAAATGGCAATTAATTTTCCAGATACACCATCAGTAGCACAACAATTTACTTCAGGAATAAACACATGGGAATGGGATGGCGTTGCATGGCAACTTGTAGTTTCTGAAGTAGTAGGACCTACTGGTCCAACAGGTGCACAAGGTTCTGCTTCAAATGTTACGGGTCCTACAGGACCAACAGGTAATTTTAGTACATCCTCAGCAACTCCTCCAGCATCTCCAGATTTAGGTGATGCTTGGTTCAATGCTGAAACAGGTCAAATTTATGTTTATTATGACGGTTTTTGGGTTGAATCTGCTTCTAGCAACACAGGATTACCAGGACCAACTGGTCCGACTGGACCTCAAGGTGCTAATTCAACTGTAACAGGACCAACTGGTCCGATAGGTCAAACAGGTCCTACAGGTGCAAGAGGTCAAACAGGACCTCAAGGAAATACAGTAACTGGACCAACGGGACCAACTGGACCGCAAGGACCTACAGGACCGCAAGGATTAATAGGTATAACAGGTGAGAGAGGGTCAACTGGACCAAAGGGTGATAAAGGTGATACTGGAGATATAGGAGAGACAGGACCTTTAGGACCTACGGGTGCTACTGGATCACAAGGACCGCAAGGACCTACGGGACCTAGAGGATTTATTGGACCTTCAGGACCACAAGGACCTACTGGTGCAAGTATTACAGGACCTACGGGTGCAACAGGTGTAACAGGACCTACGGGACCTTCAGGTGGACCAACTGGACCTACAGGTGCAACAGGTCCGACTGGTGCTACAGGCTCACAAGGAGAGACAGGTCTTAGAGGTACAACTGGACCTACGGGACCGACTGGTGCGGCATCAACTACTCCAGGACCAACGGGTGCACAAGGACCCACGGGACCAACTGGTGCAACAGGATTAACAGGAAGTGACTACGACAACACCACTTCTAGTACATCTAGAACTATGTCTTTAGGAAACTTATTATTTACAGTTAACTCTATACGAGCTTATGCTGTAGGAAATAGAGTAAGAGTATTTGTCGTTGGTTCCCCAACTATTTACGTTGAAGGAACTATTTTAACTATAAGTTCTTTAGATATTTTAGTAAACGTAGATATAGTGAATGGATCTGGAACATTTTCTAGTTGGAAATTTGGTATTACTGGATCAGTAGGACCTACAGGACCAACGGGTGCAACGGGACCTGCATCAACTGTAACAGGACCTACGGGGTCAACAGGACCTACAGGACCTTCGGGACCGCAAGGTGCTGCTTCAAATGTTACGGGTCCTACAGGTGCGCAAGGACCAACAGGACCAACTGGTGCAGCAAGTACAGTGCCTGGACCTCCTTTTTATAACTTAGAATTTTCTATAGCTACTGAAAACTACATATTGAGTGCAGTAGATATAGGTAAATTAGTTCAAATAGCTAAAAGTACTGCAGTAACTCTAACAATTCCAGCCGACTCAACGTACAGTTTTCCAGTGGGCACTCAAATTTTAGTTAGTCAAAATGGATTAGGACAGATTACATTTACTGGAGCAGTAGGAGTAACTGTAAGATCTGAAGGAACAAGATTAAAAACTAAAGCCCAACACGCTGTAGCCTCTTTAATTAAACTTTCATCAAACACATGGTTACTAAGTGGAAACTTAGTAGTATAAATAATGTTTACAGTAACCCATGCATTTAATTCAACCTTATTTATACCATTTGCACCAGTATCGTGGACTCAAACTGGAGATACTTCTTTTAATGTATCGAACATAAATTCAATTATTTATAGCGGAGATAAATATGTTGCCGTAGGAGACTCAGGGAAACTTGCAACATCTATAGATTTTTTAACATGGACTATAAGAACTTCTTCTTTTGGTACAAGCAAAATATTTTCAATTGCTTATGATGCTGGTCAGGAACTGTATGTAGCTACTGGAAGTTCAGGAAAACTTGCAACATCTACTAATGGAATAAATTGGACACAGAGAGCATCTGGATTTGGTTCAGCTGCAATAACATCTGTAACATACTCATCTTCAGCAAATCTTTGGATAGCAGTCGCTTCCGATGGAAAACTAGGAACATCACCAGATGGAATATCTTGGACTCTTAGAACTCCTCCACTAGGAACCACATATACAAATAAAGTTTTTGCTAACGATAATTTAATAATTGCAGTTGGTTATGACGGAAAACTTGCAACATCAACTAACGGTACAAGTTGGACTTTAAGAACATCTGGATTTTCTACAGAATCTATATTTGACGTTGTTTCAAACATAAACAATAGATATGTAGCAGTAGGAGAGTTAGGAAAAGTAACTATATCAACCGATGGTATTTCGTGGGATATAGCATTTCCATTTACGAGTTTTGGATCGTCAACAATTAGAACCATAGCAGTGGCACAAGAACAAGATGCTGCTTATATAGCAGCAGGAGCAAGTGGAAAACTAGCAACATCATACGACGGTATTTCGTGGGATCAAAGAGTTTCATCATTTGGTTCTAGTACTATAAATGATTTATACGTAACAAATGAATTAGGTCTAGCTGTCGGTAATTCAGGAAAAATAGCTTACTCAATCTAAGGAGGTAATATGTACACATATGAAATAGTTGGAACACCACCAATGTGTAAAGTTCTTTTTAATGACTCTGTTATAGATCACAGCGGTCCTTGGGAGTCTACTGAAGCAGCAGAATTATGGGCTGAAGCCTACACAAACAAATTAAATGCTGGATTAAATTAATCTGACTTACTAAAAATTGCACTAGAATAGTTAAAGATAATAAAATCCACCCGATTAAGGAGATAAGCCGAAGTGGCAGCCATCGATTTCCCATCACCACCAGAACTCAATGAAGAGTTCGAGGCTAATGGTCATATTTGGATATGGGATGGCGTCAAATGGGAAGTAAAAAGAACTGCTCCAATAGGACCAACAGGTGCCGCTGGACCAACTGGCTCAACAGGACCAATAGGTGATACGGGACCAACAGGACCGCAGGGTGATGTAGGACCGACAGGACCAGATTCGACAGTAACAGGACCAACTGGACCGACAGGTGATTTAGGTCCGCAAGGTCCAACTGGACCGCAAGGACCAACTGGACCGCAAGGTTCACAAGGACCTACAGGTGCGCAAGGTTTAGATTCACAAGTAACTGGACCGCAAGGACCTACGGGACCTAGAGGTGTTGTTGGACCAACAGGACCAACGGGTGCGCAGTCTGAAGTTCCTGGACCACTTGGACCTACGGGACCTGCAGGTAAATTTACTGCTAGTACAACGCAACCAGATCCAGAAACTTCTACAAATGGTGACGCTTGGTTTAACACTTCAAATGCAAAAACTTATGTATTTTTTGATGGGGTTTTTGTAGAAACTGCTGGAGGAAATACAGGACCAGCTGGGGCTCAAGGAAATCCTGGGTCTTTTAAAATAACTACAAGTTGGTGGTTAGGTGTATAATTTATTAAACTCACTATATATTTTTTGGTCTAAACTTGTGATTACAAACTTTTTTAAGAGAGGTGTCAGCTAATGCCAGGTTTTCTAGGAGGCTCTAGCGGCGGCGGCGGCGGCACTACTGGCGGAGAAATTTCTTTTCCAAAAGAGTTTATCGATCCAGTAACTAAACTTAGGGTTTCCCAACCTGAAAACTTAATCGATACAGACTTTGAGTACGGTTTACAGCCAACAAAATGGGAAACAGTAGAATTAATTAATAATATTCCTTCATTTTTTTCAAAATCTGGTGATACAACTATCCCTAACATAGAATCAATAACTACAATAGTTGGTTCAAGAGAAATTACAATTACTACCGCCCTAGATCACGGTCTTGCTGCAGGTATACCTATAAGTGTTAGTGGAACTAAAGAAATAACTGCTGATGGATCTTATATTATTAACTCAATACCTAATGCTAGAACTTTTACATATTTAGCGAGAGAGAATCAATTTCAAACTAAAAGTATTGAAGATTTGTATACATCTATTATTACAGGTGAATTTTTTCAAGGGTCTCAAATTCGCATATCTGACTCAGAAGGTATCGTTACAGACGCAGAGCCAACTTCTACTTTAACTATAAAAACAGAAAGTCCTCATGGGTTCGGACCAAATACTCCTTTCTATTTTATTAACTTAAACTCAACTATTAGTCAAGAGTTTGATTCAACTAACACAGAATCAAAATCCTTTGATGCTTCAAATAACGCAACTGCTAGAATTTTTGATGGATCAAATACAGCTTCACAAAGTTTATTAAGTCTATCTAATAATGCATCAAGTAGCCCTATATCCGTTGCTAGTACAGTTTCAGGTGTAAATACTGAATCAGACACAATAACTGTCTCACATACTTCAGAAAATTTTTCAAATCTTATTGTAGGGTCTGCTCTTCAATATAGTGTTAGTGCAGCTGAAGGTTTTTTTGCAACTAACCCTCGCGGTGTCGTGTTTATTAAAACTGCCAACAGTTTAGGAACTAGTTCTTCTACATTTACAGTCAGTCAAATTCCTAATGGAACAGTTATAGATATTACATCTAATATAACTGGAACATTTCAAAAAGCAGATTTGGTGGCAACTTTTGCTGGAGGAAATTTAGACACTACAAACCAAATCTCTACTACTTTAATACAAGGCACAAGTTACGAGTTTGATGGAGATAATTCAGAAGGATCAACATACACTATTAGTTCAATAAGTGGAAGCGGTATTACTAACTTTACTTTAGCTTCAAACACAAACTGGGCAAATGGACAGATGCTTCTTTACTCAACTTCTGGTTCCGCTGCTACTGGATTAACTAATAACACTACATACTTTGTTGCTGGCATTAATGCTCAGACAAATATTGTCAACTTATCTGCAGAACCTGGAGGATCCGCTCTAAGTGCTATTTCTGGTGGAACTGGTACTCAAACATTAAAAGCAATATCTGTTTCAATAGATAAAGAAATACTTGCAGTACCTGGTCATAATTTTGAAGAAGCAGATATGGTCAAGTACTCATATCCAGTAGGGGCACCAATAACAACTGTCGAAGCTCCAGCTAATTACTATTTTGTTAAAAGAGTATATGACGGCACACATATTTCTTTAACGAGAGATAAAGGTTTTGTATTAGACGGAACAACTGAAGCAAGAGCCGCTACAAGCGCTGCCGCTATTCTTTTAGCCGCACCAGCATCTACAACTGGTGCTTATTGGATTAAACCAGCAGGTTCTGCTACAGCACATTTAACTCACTGCTTCTTTGGAGTTGAGGGCGGTGGTTGGACTCAAATTATGAAGTTATCTAGCAACACATTATTAACTAACTCGCTACCTAGTGGTAATGCACCTCAATCGGGAGCATCCCACACATTTGGTCCTATATGGGATGGTTGGGCTTGGAATGCAGATAATCAATTTACAAGTTTATTTGCTTCTGCAAATAGTCAAGATCTTAACGATGTTGATGCATTTAGTCCTCTATTCTACAAACTACCTTTCAACGATGTGATGATAGTTCAAATAACAAACACTGCAAATAGAATTGGTTGGAGACACAATGTCACCATTCCAAATATGAGATCTGTTACTGGTGGAACAAATCAATCTACATATGGAAATACTTGGCTATTCCCATCTATTTATGTAAACGATCCAAACGAGTGGTCTATGGTACGTCGTTTAGGCACCCACACTAGCGTTCGTCAACAATTACTACAAACTGGCGCAAGATTTGGATTTAAAGTTTTATCTGACTATGCAAATAATTATGGAAATATAAACCAATACATGACAGGCGGATACACCACAGCAACATCAAACCTTGTAACTGGTCACGGTGCCTCGATGATAGGTATGGGTGGTACAGGAACAACGTCTGATAGATGGGGCGGTGGTATTGGATTTACATACACATCTAACTCGCACTGGAGAGCACACGGACACTGGTGGAACTTTGGAAATAGTTCCAACGGTGCAGCAAACAGAACTTTCCTAAACTTGGCGGTTTACGTCCGATGATTTCTGGTAAAATTAAAAACAAAAGTATTAATAATATTTATAATTTGGAAGAGGTAATTTAGTTGACTATTAATATTACCGCTGTAGGTGGGTCAGGTACACACACTCTTCAAAAAGTAAATGTTAACTTAGATGAAGATTATATTTACTTTCCTGGTAGAGACATCAATACCACAAAAGCTACAAATTTAGTAAATGATAGCGCTTGGGTAGTAAGAGAAACTACAGGAACTATAGATGGTTTAGACAGTGGTGAAGTATATTTTCTAAACACTGCTGATAATTTTTCTATAGGTTTTACAACTACAGCAGCCTCTACTACTAATATAAATTTAACTGAATATTCAGCAGGAACCGTAACTTTCAACTTCCCATCTGTTTACGATAATTCTATAAACATAACTAATGTAAAATACGATGATATTCAAGCAGTAAAATACCTTACCGACTCAACCCCAATTACAGGTCTTACTTCAGGTGACACATACTATGTAAAGAACCTTTTAACAGGTCTCGGTGGTTCCGCCTTATATCTATTTGATAACCACACATTTACATCCGCTGGGGTTACTGGAGGGCAAGGACCAAATCTTGCACAAATGAGATCAGCTTATGCTGCAGAAACTTGGGAAAATACATATTTAAATTTAGGTAGTTTTCAGGGATACCAAGACTGGACAGTTCCAGAAGATGGTTTGTACGAATTTACAGTAAAAGGTGCTCCTGGTCGTCAAGGTAGAGCACTTGGTGGCGGTGGTGCAATTGTAAGAGGTCGTGTTCGCTTAATTAAAGGCGAAATTATTACTTTTGCAATAGGTCAAAGAGGAGAACTACCTCCTAATAATATTACATGGCCAGCATCTTCTGGTGGAACATTTGTTGTAAGAAAAGCTGGAAATATTCCTTTGTTTGTTGCTGGCGGTGGAGCATCCTCATCTAACACACAATTTGGTTTTAATGCTGTATTAACAACTATCGGTGGTACATCGCAACAAGGCTACACTGGTGGTCAAGGCGGTCAAGGTGCAGCAGGACGTTCTGCTGGTGGTGGTGGAGGAGGTTTCTTCTCTGCAGGCGGAAACTCTGAGCGAGGCGGCGGCGGCGGCGGCTTTAACAATGGTCTTGTAGGTGGTTTTTCTGCTGGTGGCTCATCAGCAATAGGTGGTTTCGGCGGCGGAGCAGGTTCAGACGGCGAAGCTTGGGGCGGTAATGGTGGAGCAGGTGGTTACAGTGGTGGAG